TTCCTACACTAGCTGTTGCAGACTGACCTGTTAAATTAGCTACTGCTCCACCTAAACCTATAATCGTACCTAAATTAAATTCTGCAGAGACACCAGATAATACTGCTGCATTGTTTGGTGCAACCGCTGTTCCAAGAGATGTAGACATTGAAAATCCTGTAACATCAACTTGGTTACTAGAAGAACCTGTTGCAGTTCCTTGACTTGCAGTAAATGATAAACCAGAAAGAATCGCTGTTGCATTTGGTAATGTTACAGTTCCTTGACTTGCAGTAAATGATTGACCACTTAAACCTACAACTTGATCTGCAACTGCTACAGCTCCTAATGCAAAAGAAGCTGACACACCAGACATTGAAACATTAGCATCTGATTCTACTGCTAACGATCCAACACTAAATGATGCAGAAACTCCTGATGGTTCTACAACTGCAGAACCTATTCCAGAAGCTGCAGTTGTTGCAGCTGAAAAAGATACACCTGATATAGAAACATCTGCACCAAGACCAATATCTGCTGCAAACTCGCCCCACGCACCTCGGCCATAAAGATTATTGCCCCAACCTTCTATACCTAAATCTGTTTCTATTTGAAGACCTGTAACACTAATCGTTACATCATTAAGATCATTCCAAGCACCATGGTTCCAAGTTTGAGCACCCCAACCTGCTCCTAACTTATCATTTTCATTCCAATACGCCTGTCCCCAGGTGAATCGTCCCCATCCTGAAGTAGTCGACATGGTCGACCTCCTATGCTAATCTGATTATTGCGCTGCTTGAATCTGCTGTTGGAAATTCTATTTTAAAAGTTCCGTTACTAGCTGTCTTGTCACCACCAAATGCAATTATACAAACGGCATCAGTTGTACCTGAACCACCATCTGTTGTTGTATTATAAATCATTGCACCATTTGCAGTGAAAGAAGCAGATGAATAAGTTACATCTGAAAAGTCTGTGAAAGCTGTTGTACTAGTTAATGATACACCAGAGTTTGTTAAAGTTGCGCCACCTGCAGAATATGCAGATCCTGATGTATTTGTAATTTCTTCTGATGTTGAGTAGTCTGTTGTAGAAGCACCTAAATTTGCATCACTATCAAACAATGCAAGTTTAAAAGTATGTCCACCTGAAGACTCAAAACTGTGTTTACCTTGTAAAAGTTCTTGTTTAAAACTTGAACATATTGCCGATGTTATTGCCATAATTAATCTCCTACGGGTTTGCTGAGGTTACTGGTATACGAACAGCGCCATCAGTGTAGTCGTCTCTTCGTCTTCTACCAACTTGCTCGTTAGCAAACTTCTGTACCTCTTGTTTATATTTATTTTCATAAAGTGTCAACATATCTATTGGGCCTTTTAAAAAACCATACGCCTCTGATAAACAACAATATAAAAGCCCGTTTGGAAAATTAAGACTAATATAATTAGTATCATTATTTTCTAAAAGATCAGGCATTTTATTAAAATGCACTCTAAATCTATACGTTGTATTTGGTGTAGGAGCTACGAATATTCTCCCTGAATTAGTATCTGCTTCACCTGTAGCGCCACCAAACATGGCATAATATTTAGGTTGACCTTGTGCTGCTGACGTCCCTGTTATATCTTGATATTCTTGAAGATATGTAACATCCTTTTTTTCTAACCATCTATTGGCTCCTGTAATTTCTGATCCTGCTGTATCATAAACTTGTATACCTCTAATGAATACTGCTCCTGCAGGACAGTTGATAGATTCTTGTCCAGCAACAAAATTACCTACTTGTTGTTTTCTATCTGCATCGATAGGCACATCTCTAAATATTCTATACTGTGCATTTAAAATAATGTTTTCTAAAACAGCGTCTGTTAAAACATTTGAATCTGTTTCAGTATAACTTCTTATTTGAGTTTTTAATCCTGATGCACTTAATCCTGCCATTATGCTGTTACGGTGACTGGCCCTGCTGAAGCTATGTCACCTCCTCCTTCTAATGTTACTGAAGCCGTAACTCCAGAGTTAAAAGTATATTTATTATCATTAACTTTAGTAATTGTATACCCCCCAGCAACATTAATTGTTGCTGCTGGTAAATTTGCTACATTTGAAGCATCTCTAAATCTAACAGTATCACTAGTAGATCTACCATGATTTGATTCAGTAACTGTAACTGTTGTTGATCCGTTAGTAATACTAAATGGATTTGAAGGTAAAAGATTAGGTACAGCTGTTTCTATTCTATCTGGTCTTACGTGTCTTAAAGATATGGAATCACCATTCATAGGTTTTGGTTCTAATTGTGGTTGCTTTGGTTCAAACTCAGATACATGCACAAAAGATCCATTCCATTCTCTGACCATTTCTTTGTATGGAAACTCCATACCAGATCTATCTGATATTGCTCTTGCATATTTACCTGTTGCGTATTTTGCCATTATCTAACTCTTCCACCTTTCATAAACGCTCTACCTAAACCACGTTGTGCAATTCCACCACCTCGTAGATATTTTGATCCACCCATTTGTTTATCTCTTAATGGTTTTTCTTTATCTTTTTTCTTAAACCCCTTATGTATTTTAGGACCTACTTCTTTTAATTTTTTCTTTTCTGATCCTGGTTTAATATTTTTCTCTCTGAAATAAGGAGGACTTCCTAAATCATCCACATTTTTAAAAGGACTACCTTTTTCACCTTTGTAAATATTTTTAAAAATTTTATCTGCTTTGCTTCCAGCTTTTCTTAATATTTTTTCAATTATTGCCATTATGTTCCCGGATAATAAGCTTTAGGCGTAATGTGTGTGCTTGAAGCTGATCCGTCCTCCGCTAGTGCTCTTGCGAACTCATCCTCGTAAGCTAGTTTTGTAGCCTGTATGAGTTGTGGTTGATATTTTTGTGATAGATAATACGCAAGTCCTGATACCATACAAGGCACAAATCTAAATGGCACGTCAGTTGCATTTGTATAATCTCCCACGTCTTGTATTCTTTTTATAAAATAAAAATGCATATCTTTAGATGCATTAGTAGAATCTGGTGTTGGATAAATATGTATTCTAACTTTATCAATAAATCTCTCTACCCAATATTGATTAGGTGTGCCTTTAGATAATTTGTTTGAGAATCCTGCATAAGTTGATCTATCTACTTTTGTCATTGGACTATCTGATTGTGTTGTCTGTGTTCTATTAGATCTTAATTGTGCCTCAAGGACATCTGAAATTCCAAAAACGCTAGCAGGACTTGTGGTTGTTGCTGACGTTCCATCATCACTTGATCTAAAAAAGTCATAGTCTGACTGGCCTTCTATTAAATCTAAATTAGTTTCTCCTACTTCCCAATAATGAATACCTCTATTACCCCACTCTTGAAATAGGATATTAAGAGATCTTCTTGCAGATTTAAGTTGATAACCTGCTACAGAATTTAATCCAATACGCTCAAAAGCATCTTCTATTATTTCTTCAATAGAAAAAGTCTTATCGAACGTTACTGTTCCTGAAGTAGTATTAGCCATTTAATCTCCTAGCCAGTGTAGCCAATAGTAACAGAATCTGTAGTAGTTAAATCTAAATATACTCCTGTTTCAAATCTAATACCATTTCCTGGAACATAAATATCTAAACCTTCGCTACTAAATTTAGCTTGGAATTGTAAAGAACCACCTGTCCCTGTCCCATCGTGTAATTTAACTAAACAGTCACTTCCACCGTGAGCTTGTATGTATGTAACTCTACAAGGCCCAATATTAGTAGAGCCACCTGTGATAGTTTTAAAATTACCATCTGCTGTTAGTGTACTAAACTTTTGGTCTGAACTCATATTTTTCTCCTTAAAATTTAAGCATGGGGCCGAAGCCCCATACTAAATTAATTATTACGCTATTGTTGCACCAACTGTTGAAGTTGCAACCCAACCAATAGTGCTGTTCCAAACTAAAGTAGCTGACTCTCCTACTGCGTCAAACGTAATTGTAGTTCCGTTTGCAAAAGTAGTTGGAGTTAAAGTTCCATCTCCACCGTCAACAATCATGTTAATGATTTTAATTTGTCCTGAAGTTGAACCATCAGCTAAAGTTAATGCGTCAGCTCCAGTCGTAGTTACTTCAGTTATTAGGTTAGTTAAATCAACTGCACCTGCTCCTGATAGAGATTGAACACCACCTCTAATAGTTTGTCCATAAGATGCGTTAGATGTAATTGCACCAGTTGTTGCGTTTTTTGTTATGTCTTCAAAACCGTTTTCCGATCGAACCGGTCCCGAAAATGTAGTATTTGCCATAATTATATCCTCCTAGTTTCCGAACATAGTCTCTAGGCCGTCGACTATACGCGTCTATGTTCTAATTAATTGTATAGTAATAAAACTATATACTAGTTTTTAGTAGAGCGCAAGAGAGCCTGTAATGTGAATGAGATTTATTCAACGATGTAGCTTTTTACTAAGTAGCTACTGAAACTTGAGGAGCCGCATCATCTATTTTATTTTGTGCATTAGCTTTTTCTGCTTCTGCAAGTTTGATCTGGCTAATTACTTCTCTGACTTTTCTGTCGATCTTAACCATATCGAGAGTATATTTACCCTCTTTCAGATGCTCCTGCTCCCATTGAAGATCTAGTCCCTTCTTCTTTGTGTAAAGGGTCTCCAGTTGTTGCATTATCGCCTCCATTTATAACCTCCTCATAGGTTATTCTGTTTACTCTTGGATCATGCATTTCTCCAAGAGACTCCCATTTTATATCAGATTTTCCCAATCTGTCAATGATAGCATTTTCTATATCTATGGGACCGTCTAAAGACTCAATAATAAAATCTGTT